TAATACGTATACCATATCGCCCTTTTTTGCATTAGATACCTTAAAAGGAATCTGGACACCACTTGCAGGAATTTCTCCATTATAAGATACATCTACTGCTGCCACCAGTTTTGCATCTGTGGGTACGTTTAAATCTTTTAATACGGATGCGGTGGATGTTACAGATACTACCTGTTTTGCAAGCTGTTTCGAAGGTACGTTTACGGTAACATCTTTTACGGTAGTATTTACTTCCCTGGCAGAGGAAATAATATCAATTCCACTCTCTGTTTTTACTACTGGGATAGCTTCCGGACTATTTGCTGCCATTGCCGGAATTGCCATTGCTACTACCATTACACCTGTTAAAATTAATGCATATACTTTTTTCATTTTTGAGTATCTTCTTTTTTTATTTTATATTTATCATAAACAGCAAAGCTGATTACAATCTATCTTTCTATTAATGATTGTTTTAATTGTTCATCTGTAAGGATATATTCTTTATATCCATTGATAAATTCTAATTCATAAGTATTTTGGAAGCTATTTCCGGATTTCTCTATCGTATCTATATAATTTTCAAAGGTATGCAACATAGCTGTATCTTTGATTAAAGTACAATTTATTAAATTTTTTGAAATGAGATTTGCTGTTTTATTTAATTCAAAAGCTAGTGAATACATATCCCTATCGTTTATCTCAGAGATAATTTCTTTTTGTAATGGAATGATTTGTTTTTTGTAATTGTCATATAATCCGAAATAAATATTTTCTTTATTTACTTTGCATAATAGATAAATATAGCTATGATGTGATAATTCTGCATATCCAATTACAGTATAATCTTGTTTTATATTATTTAATGCCTTTTCCTGTCTTAATTGTCCTTTTATATCATTAACTTTGCTACATACTTTTGAAAATTCTTGAATATTGAAGTTTTCTTTGGATATTTCAATTCCATTATAATAAAAGGAGTCTTTGATATTTCTAAGGATAGCGACATTATTAGGTAATATCATAATTTCCTCCATATAATTTAATTTTATTAATGAGTACTTCCTGTGCTCTTTCAGAAATTTCTTCTTCTGTATGGTTGTTTTTTATCCATTCAAACGTAATTCTTCCTAAATCATTTAAAGTCTCTCTAAAGCCAGCAAGAATCATTTGGCTTAAACAGATATAATTGCCATATCTTTCTTCTTTGGTATTTCCTTCTTCTAACGCATAAACTCTTATGGCTTCCTTGTACATATCCATAGGAATACTTACTTTAATACCATCTATATCAAATACTTTCATTTCTGTCATATCTTTATACCTCTCTTTTTTTACACACTATATGTTTTAAGCTCCTACTATATTATGTATAAAAAAACCGTAAATGTAAATAAAAGAGAGAGGTAATTTTATTTTTATCAATATCCCCTATCTGTTTCTCGATTTTTTACAAACTCATTGATGATTCCTTCGAACTGGTCATTTTCTGTCTGGTTACAATCATGGTTATCAATAAATTCTTCGGCGATTTCTTTCGCATCTGCTTCGGAAATATCAATTCCCATATCCTCAGCATGATCTTTTGCATCCTGAATACGATTCATAAGATTCTGGTGTCTGTAGATGGCATTTAATAGATCGGTAGGTAAATTTTCTATCATTTGGGAAATTCTTACATCATCATCTTCATAATCTTCATAATTTCTACTGATACCAAGACTTCTCGCAAATTCATCCGCTAAAGTATCATAATCACTGCCATAGATCAAAGCTCCATCTGGATCTTCTTCTCTATCTGCATTGGGTAACATTTCAGCAGTAATACCTTTATTTTCCAGAAAATCTTCAACTACATCCACCATACCACCTAAAAGTTCACAGGCATCCGGATAATTCTGTATTGGCAAATATGCAACTGTTTTATCTTCCGGTAATTCCTCAATATCCCAATAGCACATATCAGTACAATCATTGGAATAGCAGCAACTCCATTCGCCTTCAAAAGCTCCGTATTCCGGATCTGGTGTATCTCCATGCTCATGATACTCTTTTTGCATTTGTGCTTTTGCCCTATCGACTCCACTGATTCCATCTTTATCTTCAAAGATTGTGGTGTTTATTTCTGTGCCATCTGACCAAATTAACATTGCTTTCATTCTGTTATCTCCTCTTATTTATCTTTCGATATCTGATTCATTTTCTGCTTCCTGAGTATTCTCGTTTTTTATGATTCCGTGTTCTTTTAGATATGTTTGTAATTGATATCGGTCTTCCATTAACTTGTCAACCATAGCGTATTCTTCCTCAAAGCTTTTAAGCATCATATTAATTGCCTTGGATGCATCTGACATCCACCTCACAATATCATTTCTGCAATTGTTAAACTGAGACGCCGGTAAATTACTAACAGCAATAGAAGCATATAATAATTTATCTGACCAATCTTCTATTTCTTTTACAAATTTTTCATAATCGTCGGTATGTGGCTCAATTGCCTCTGTGATCATATTATCTTTTTCCATTCTATTATGTCCTTTCTTTCGTCAAAAACTTTATTCACTATTTATATATGTCAAAAAGTTTTCAAAAGATGGTTTATTTTTGTTGGAAATTTTTTGCGCATGGAGTCATACCGTTTGGGATTACAAACTGATTACCGACTTCGTTCCTACGTCGTCAATATATCTCTCCATGTGTGTGAAAAGATTTCTTCGTCATTTTTTTATATCTATTTTTCCTCTCTCCGATTCTTTCGCTGTTCCACTGTATGCTATTTATATGTTATGTATTTGGAGTTCCTAAGTAAGTTGAAACAGCGTTGGTAATCCCAAACGACATGACTATAATATACCTTTACATACAGGCGGAAAAAAATGAACCTCTTTTTTTAATCTAGTTCCGCCTGTAAATGCCTATTCTTCGTTATATTACTTGATGTATTTTAATGTGTGTTTTTTAGTCTTCCTCTGTGAGACTAAATAATACGCATCCTGGGATCTGGGTGCAATCCCCTGGCAGCCAAAGAATCAGCAAGCATCAAATAGATTAGATTGTTTGTTTGGAATCCATATTTACTACCTTTCCAGAAAGTCCGTTCCTTTCATGCGTGGGGTGGGGTTCGGGGTTTCCCCGAGGTCCAATAAATATTAGTAGGTAAACTGCTGTGCATAAAAAAAGCTTACAGAGATACCCCTGTAAGCTCGTATAAGCTTCATTTAGCCATTTATTTTGTTTTTACGTATCTTTAAACATTCCCTAATCTAAAGATTAGTGTATGTTTCACATATCCGTCCACTTAGCCCACTGATCTAAAGATCAGGGTATAGTGTGGACTTCATTTTCTCTATTTCCTTATCTAACTCCTGCAATAATTCAAACATATTATCACCTCTGAATTATTATAGCATATTACTTCTGACCTCACAAATGCATAATATACCACATAATATTACAGTTTTATCTTTCGAAATCATCAGATTCCTTTATATGCTCATATAAAAGTTCCATTATTTTATTATGAGTTTCGTCTGTTTTACGCAGTTGTTTGCAGAAATTTTTGTTGCGGCTATAATCACAAATATTTCTCATAAGTAAACGCATTGCCAAATTATCTGCATCTAAATATTTATCCGGAGTATTTATCCAAAAAGCTTGACTAAAACGACTATCTTCTCTTTTTTCTTCTAAAAACTCCATATCTCGGAAAGTTCTGATTCCGACTTTTGCATAATTTGTCATCCGATTACTTAGAGATGCGGATCCCTGTTTTGGGCTATGTACATGGAATCGAAAAGTATATACATCACCTTTATATTGAAAAGCTCCAATGATATCTCCATATTGTGTTGATTTTGGGTTCAATCCGATAAAAGTATATAATACTTGGCATTCATTCGTGGATAAATCGTCTGGAATTTCTTCCATGAGTAAATGTTTCAGATTGTCTTTTTTCATATTTACAAATGTATTTATCTGTATATCTGTTAGCCCCATTATAAATCCCTTTCCTCTTTTTGTGTAGATGTATATGCTCTTTGTCTTTCTCTGATATTTCTAAGCGTATCTACCTGTTTCAACAAATAAAGTGTTCTTCTATTTATCTCTCCATTTTGATAAGAAAGACTGGTAGCATCTCCATCAAATTCAGATGTCATAAACTCCTTTGCCCATTCTTTTGGACATTTTAAAATATCATCCTGCAGTTCATCTGCTAAGGTGTCTATGGATACAGAAACGTTATATAATTCCTGTTTTTCTCTGTTTATAATGATATAAGCATCGAAATCGCTTAATACCAGAGTAAAATCCGTGCCTTCCTCATTTACAAAGCATGCTCCGGCTCCATCTTCATAATAATGGATAAAAGCATTTACCATATCCAAAGGAACCGCAGTCAAATAACTGCCAGTCCCTTGGAATTCTCCTATTTTTATATCACAATACCCATATTTCGGATTTGATATCATCTGTTTTCCTCCAAGTAAATAATACCATTTTTAGTAATATTAACAGAACTAACACGATAGAAAGACAATTCATAAAAAACATCTGAATTTAATTTATGTTTTTTTATGTATTTCTCATGTACATGACCATGTATATTATAAGTACAATGATTTTTAATCATGTAATTCGTAATACCATATAGTCCAGCATGTGCATTTGGATATATACCATCTTCTATATCGTATTCTAATTTAGGGTTGCTATGTGTTATCAGAATATCTGCTTTGTGCATTTGTTCTGAAATATCATATGCTTGTTTTTGTGTAAGTAAATTACTATCATTTTTATATTTTACGCTTGCTTTTATCCCAGCAAATATAAGATTATAATCTGGTAATGTATAACTTACATTATGCAGGTCAATAATAGGCGTTACATTGCTCTCTTGTAACCATTGGTTGATTTCTGAAAAATCATTACTATCATGATTTCCTACTACGCCAATTTTATATGGGATGTTTTTAAATTGTGGATATGAAAATAATCTTTGCCAATCCGACCATCCAATATCTCCTAAGCAGATTAGTAAATCATAAGGCATATCTGTTTTAGGTAACTCTTCCTCGTTTAAATGGCTATGGGTATCTGCTATAATAAGTGCATGGATACTTTTGTCGCCTAATCTTTCAAAAACATTTTCGCTTGTGATTTGGTCAGGTGATATAACTTCAGAGACGTTTTGCTGAGTATTTTCTTCCGAATTATTTACCTGCTTTTTTCTAAATAAATCCCAAAAATGAATCATCTATCTTCTTCCTCTCTATCATCCCATGCGTATGATTCTTCTTTCATACCTATAACATTTTCTTCATATTCCTCTTTGGTTACAAAAAATACTTCACACTCTTCCTGAAGGTGTTGTTCCATCATATTTTTTATATTAGAAACTAAATGATCCATTATTTCTTTTGTCGGTAAAATGGTAAAATCACTGTCCCATTTAATATAATTGTCTGTATCAGACTCCAATGTGTGAATTTTAAAATAAAGCTGTAAATAGCCAATAAAATTATTTTCCATATTTTTATCCTTCCTTTATAATATTAGTGTTTTGTTTTTCTTTTTCCACGCGATAATATCTGTCTGCAATATTTAATGGATTTTCTACCAAAAGCCCCTGATTTGCAACCAATACTCGTGTTTTTAATCTGTCATCGATTAGTACTGTATGACAAGGATCGATGTGATATAATTGCTCACTGCGGTTAATAATATCAAGCTTTACTTCCGGGTCGGAAACAAATAAATAATCGTCAAATAATCCCGGGCACATATGCTCCAAATATGCCTGTTTCATGCGCAATTCCACACTATCTCTACAATGTGTGAGTAATACAATTTCGCTTGTATTTTTCTGTTCCTTTAAGTAATCCACAATGACATTACTTAAGTGTCCGATATTTTTGTAATCTTCCCAGTTCTTTAAATACACATCTGCCAGAGAATGTATATCCCAGATAAAAATAGTATCATCAAAATCTACATAAATAATTTTATTTTTCATCTATTTCGTATTCTCCCTTATCGATTTGAAAATCAGGTATTTTTGTTTTTACTATGTTTAATAACTCCTCTATCGGACCATTCCAAAACAAAATTGGATAAGGGGCACTATACCCATCATAATATTCTGCACGATATCTGATATCAAAAAGATAAACAATAGGCTGAAAATAGAAATCAATATCCATGATTTCGCCCTTGACAACAGAGAAAAATGGAGTGTTTTTGCAATGAGGAGAACTTTTTAATGCTTTTTCCAAATCATCTATCGTCTCTTCCATTTCTTCTAAAGCAGCCAAGCTACAAAGTTTTTCCACAATCTGTGTGAATAATTCTTCATCTTCTGTGTTTGCTAAGCTATGCATAATACCCCCTAATGACTTTTTACTAGATTTGCAGCGCTATCTGGCGTCCCAAATAATAAATCTACAAAACAATCAACACTAGAACCGGAAAGGAAAAAATGATTATAAAGGGTACAAAAATTGTTTTCATATGAGTCCTCCTTATTATCGCTCATAATAAGCATCAGGCTCATCTTTTACATGTCCCAAATCTTTTTCCATTTTATTGCCGATAATTTTTAGTTTAGATATATCAACATCATCTAATTTTCTGTAAGTATGAATATCAATACCGCCTATACAAGCAATGAAATCGTTACTGAGTACCCATTGTAATTTTTTATCATCCCATAAAACAACTTCTGGTTTTGCATTATTTATTTCTGTGTTCTGTAAAATATCAAAAGCAAAAATATATTTTCCACTTCTGTCTCTTTTTCCTGTACACTGACAGAGTGTATTTTCAAAAACATTATATGGCTTCAAAATAGTTCCACGGCCAGGGGTAATAGATTCATTTTTATAAATTACATTTCTATGCCGTGCTAAATCATAAACATAATAGCCCTCTACAAATTCTCTCGTTTCAATTGTAATTCCACGCCATAATCCTCTTCCATTTACAATATTAATATTCATAGTTTTTTTCCTCACTTTCTTTGTTTTTATTTTTATATCGTTTTGTAATATTTGTTAGAGTATCCAAAATCTCTTGTTTTAAGTAATTTTTTTCGGAACGTTCTTCGCTATAAAGAAATAAGGCATCATCTAAAGCGGCATATCTTTCTGCATCTTCACATAACATTTTTAATTCAGACAAGGAACATATTCTCTTATATTCCAACAGTTCCTCTGTCATTGTTTCCAAGAGTTTTGCTTCTTCTCTGGGAAAAGCCACACTATCTGGCATTGATTTTAGAATTTTTTGTTTTTCTCTTAAAAATTCCTGTTCTTGTTGATTCATTTTATAATTCTCTCTCGTCTTTTTCTTTTTCGATTCCTGCAAATTCCAGTACTTTATCTTTATCCAAAGTATAAATATGTGAAGACCAATCATCGTCCGATTGTGTTTTTTGTACTGCCAGGGGACAATTACATACAGCATCGAAATTCTTTTCCAGCCAGTCGTATACATATTGGTTTAATCCATTCCAAATGTATTCGATATGGTCCGGTAATCCAAATATTTGTGCCATATTCTGTAATCCATGCTTTAAAATATCTGTTCCTATTCCCTGATTTTTATAACCTTCTTCTGTAAACCACGCCGGTATTACCCAAGTGTTTGTCTGATCTGCTTTTCTATATATTTTACAGTTACAGATTTCTTTATCACCGATTGCTGCGATACAGGAAATAGATTCGTTCTTAATATGTTTATAGTCATAATGAATATCATATTGCATGTCATAGTCCTCCATTTATATATGTAAAAAAAATCCGTAAAAGTCATCACTCTTACGGATTTATTACTCAATTATTTACTTTTTCTATCATCTTTTTTATTTTGAATGTATCGACTACGACTTCCTCTTCTTCTCTACTTTGAAAATATGCTAACATATCTTTTTTTGACACAATTGCCTTTTGTATATAGCCCATTTCGGAGCCTTTATCAAATCGATGTGCAAACCATGCTGCTTTTTCCAAATTAGTGGTCCAGGATAAACCATATTGTTTTCTACTGATACCTACCCCTCTATACAGCTCCATCGTTTCCGGTAGAGCTTCCCATGCAGCATAATCCTTTTCGTCCATAAGAAATTTTTTGTCAGCATTGCGAAACCAGTTGACCAGTTCTCGTAAGGATACATTTACATCATCATTGGGATTTTCTGATGTTACCCAAATGTCTCCAAATAACTCCGAAAAAGTCTGCTTGGTTAGGTATGGTTGTGCATATTTTAAAAGGGTTAGACGATATGCTTTGCTTGTAATATAAAACATGCTGCGTATTTCGCTTTGTTCCAACCGTTGTAAAATAGCAGTTCGCCATTCTTCGAAATCTTCCGGATTTGTTAAATTCCATGTTTTGTCAATTTTATTGTTGTTTATTTGTGGAGTATAAATAAAATCCGTAAATGGATGCGAACAGAAAACCGGAATTCTCTCATTCAGTGTAATTGGAACTGCATCCATTAGCAGCTTTGCGATATTGTAGACTTCTTTTTGATTATCTGTTTCAGAAAATGTCATTTTCGCCATAAAAGTCACCTCACAAAAAATATGAAAACAGATATGATATATTTTGTCAAGACCTTCCCCCAGCAGGCGATCATTATTGACCATCAATTCAATAGGACTGTTTACAATAAATATCTAATCATTTTCCCTGTTCTTTGAACACTATCCATCATAATATTATCTCCCCGAAATTTCCTGTTCATTTAACTTTTTTGTAGTTACATCAATAAACTCATAAATGTTATATTTTCCGGATTCCAAATAATTTTTTGCTTCTTCATTAAAATTAAGATTCTGGTTTCTGCAATAGAGACTTAAATATCTAAAGTCATCATCTATTTCATCATGTGTTGCAGAGTTTCCTAATAGCTCCGGATATTTCTTTTCAATTTCTGTACGCAGATCATTAAGTGTACCCATCATAGATCTGGCAATCCAAGGTTCTACTGTTGTTATATCTAAAGAAAGATATTTTTCGTACCTTTCTATTGTTTCATCTATTGTAAGTTTCTTCATAAATTACCTCCCGCAAATAATATTTCCTCTATTTATGTCAAAAAATAAGAAAAGAATACCTATGTGAAATGATATTCATCAGGTCTATTTAATAATTGACTCCATCTCGCTGAAATAAACTTAGCATATAATAATGGATCGAATCCATAGCAGCCAAGTGCATAAGCATCATTGACTTCCATCAAAACTGTATGAAATGTTCCATTATGCAAAATACATGCAATGTCAATACTGCAGGCAGTCGGCTTTTCTTCCCAAGTATTGAAAGTTTTTATGATTTTTTCTACTGTTTCATAATCATAATAGTATTTCAAATGGTCTGTTTCACACCTGCCATAAGGCCTCAAATCAATCATTTTATCGTAATAATAAAAACCACGCCATTCTGCTTTTACATCTACAGACTCGCTTACCAGAATTTCATAATTTTCACTATGATTTCCACAGCCAACTAAGTCTTTGATAGATGAAATAACATGTCCGGTAAATGCTTTATCTCTTTTAGGTTTTACAAAATATCCCGCAGACCATTTTTTCTCGTCACTTGCAAAATTATCCATATAATCTGTCCATATTTTTCTACCTAAAAAAGGTTGCAAACAATCTGGATAATCAGGTAAACTCGGGTGCACTCCAAATTTATGAAAGATAGTATTGCACTGATCAATATAATCAATTACGATATCATCTTTTGTTACTTTGTCATAGATTTCTGAAATCTCATGATAAGGTATTATTTCAGCGCCTAATTCCCGGAATCCATACATAGCTTGTGCTATATTATGATTGTGTGGAATTTCCATTTTCATACCATAATCAAATTTCGTTTTTACCCATACTTTACCCATATTGCCACCTTAATCATAATTCCATCTGTCATGGACTTTTTTATAAGCAGAGCCTTTCTGAAAATCAAATACATGATTCCTGACTCTTGAATTTGTTACCTTTTTTAATGTTTCCTTATTCCAGCCACTAAACTTTTCATAATATACCGGATTTTCGGTATCATACTCTCTTGTTTTATTACAGGGTAAATAATTTCCACCGGCTTTGCTGCATCGTTTCATTCGTAACTTATGAATCGCATTTGTTCTACGTCTCTTTCTCATAGCTTTTTTCTGATAATCTGTTGCGGTCAAATCAGGCATAAGATTATCTCCTTCCTTATTGTGAGTCGAAGTATCCTTGTCTGCCAGGGAGCATTTTCCAAAAATGTATACTTTGCCCCCTGTTTTTTCACACCACATAAATTGCAATGCTTCTTTTTCGGCATCTTCTCTTGTCATATTGCCATAGATTTCGTTTGGAATACCATATTTTGCAACATAGTTGTCATAACAAGCCATGCGTCTCTCAAAGTCATCTTTTCCATAAATACATTCTCTACAATCCATATTTACCACCATAAATGCATATACCATTTTGCAAAAAGCTGTAAGCCTTCTTCAATTACTTGATTACGTCTCATTTCTTCTTTTCTATGATTCTCTCGAATTTCTGCTACCCAGTCTTCTTCTTTCATAATTACTTTATTGCTTAATCCATCCTCAAGTGGTTCGAATTCGACATGTAATCCATTCGTATAATCATATTTTGGGTTGTAGAGCCACCAGTCATCACCGGCTATAATATACTCGAATGCTTGAATCATTTTATCTAAGGCGATATCCCATTTTTCTTCTGTATCCATTTCGCCAAAACCCGGATAACCAATTGTGTCTTTTTTAAACTGCTTTAGCCTTGGCAGGATAAATTCAGCCATTGTCCGATAAAGGTCCCAACATTCTTTTGGATTTATATAAGTTCCATGCTTTTTCTGCCATTTTTTACGTTTTCTAGCGTTCATGATCTGTGTCCTTTTCCGTGTCTTTTATTGCTGCGAACAGTTGCTTTATCTTTTGTTTTTTCTCATTCCATTTTTTGATTTCATCATCAATATCTCTTAAGATACGACCAAATTTTTCCTCGAATTCTTCCCTTGTATAGAATTCTTCCGGTCGATCTCTCCAAGAGTATTTGTCATAATGTAAGTCGCCTTCTTCGTCTTTGGCTACTGTAATGATTTCTGTCTCAATACTGCCATGATAGCTGATGTCTTCGCTTTCATATTTTTTTACGACTGTACCATAGATAATAGGTAATTCATTCCGGTCTAATAAGATATTTTCCCATCGATCTTGTAAAATGATTACTTTATCTCCGATTTTAGCTTTTGTTTTATGCATTCTATCTCTCCTCGAAAAAGTCTACACCAGTATCTTTTGATATACCATTTTCCTGTACAGTTGCTTCCGGTGTATATTTCATCTGTTCTTCGATATTGACATAACATGCAGCATTTTTTAACAAATAATGAGCATACTGTTCTGGCTTCGTTTCTGGGGAACATATAATGTCAGCCTTTACAAGTTTTTGTATCATATCCAGGGTTTCATCAAAGGGTTTGTGAATTGTTTTTGCTAACTGATCTACTGTCATGGGGGTGTATTTGATAAAGACAGAAACCAGTTTTTCAAAATCAACAAGATCTACGCCTGCATTGAACACTTTGATATATATAGATTCTCTTTGTGCCATTTCATAAGGACTTAGGTACCCGGCAAGTCGTCCCATTGCAAAAATAATGCGTTCCTGTTCTGTTTCCAATGAGTTTTGAAATGCTCTTACGAATAAGGAATTATCCTGAATATCTCCATTTTGTAAATTCTGATAAGTCCTCTCTACCTCTGTTCTAACTTTATCACTCTCTTCACTGTTTAAGGCATCATACAATTCGCTATTTTTAAAGTGATACATTTTAAGGATATGTTTCATATTTTTCTCCTTTTACAGTAAATATCTCAATCCACTCAGATATTTTGCTTTCAGTTTTTCTGTCAATGTCTCTGTCTGCATTAAGTGGTCTTTCATATCTGCAATCTTTACACGATATGCTAAATATCCAAAAACCTTATCCCCAGCAGCCGAACGAATTCGCTTGCAATAGTCATCATAATTCATATCCGCAGGTTTTGTCAGCAGATCCAAACCATACATAATATCGTCCGATAAGACGTCTTGGTTCTCATCCATGAATTTTGTATCTTCGATCAAATCATGCATAATAGCTAAAACGACTGCATCATTCTTATATTTCGCAACGATTAAATCATCCTGTTCAACGTAATCTGCTACTCGTAAGGCATGACGTAATCCTTTTTCATCATAGTATTTGTTTGCATAAGCCAGTGCGTTTGCAACTGTAAGATTTTTCATTTGTAATCTCCTCTGTGTGTTTATGATTTATAATGTATCCATGCTGCATACAAATCCATAGTACAGGCAAAAATATTAAATGCCGCAATCATATAACTGTGTTTTATGATCATATATATTCCACAAAATGCACAACAGGCAGCTAATATGATTAACATTTTAAATCTCTCATCTTTTTTCATTTTATAATTCCTCTTTCTTTGGAGAGATTCCTCGATTTTTGTATCATTTTATGTGCTTTTTCCCGAATTTCTTGCTCAATTTTTCTGTCATAAATCGGAGACCCACATTTTTTGCAATATGGTGTTTCGACTTCTAATTCAAAAGAATATCCATCCCCTTTATATTTTCTTATGGATTTTTTTAAGATCAAATCTTCAGAAACATTGCCACATTGAAAGCATCTTATCTTTTTCATATTTACCACAAATCCTCCGATATCATTTTCTTTCCAAATGCGTCTTCTTTTTCTCTTTCGTATATAATTTTTGCACAAAGCTGACCACACATTTTTGCATGCTCATAAGCTTCTTCCCTTGTGAGAAAATTATTATGATGATCGATAAATCCCTGTTCAATTTCCTCATATCCATCTCGTGGTCCAAAGCCTAATTGTTCTAACTGGGTAAAAATATCTCCATGTCTTGCGCCACATAAGATGACATCTTTTCCCGTTTTTTTGATATGATATTTAATTGCTGCTGCTAAAATCATCTTTTATCCTCACAGGTTTTTGTAGCTATGTAGATTACCGGAATAAATAATCCCATGATAATATTATCTACAATGTTATCTCTGATTTGTCCTTTTATCAGTAATTCCAGTAACATCCACACTATGCTATAACCAAGAGTAATAAAACCGGTTATGATAAACCTTTTTAATATTTTTTCTTTCTTATCCATATTTATCCTCTTTTATCATCTATTCTTATATGTATAAAAAAACCGTAAAACTCCGAAGAATTTTACAGTTTTTATTATTTTTTATTATAAGGAAAAAACTTGTATTTAAGGAAAGAATTGACAGTGGCAACACTATTAGTATGACGGACTTGAATGTAGAAGGAACTGTCAATATAGCCTTATATGTTTTATAAATACGGAAAGCATCTGCAGTGTATTTACCTTATGGGGGGGTGATCAACATAGAAGGAACTGCAGATATAGCCGTAAATTATATCATGTCTTAATTACAGAGATATTTACAGGTATTCACCCATAAATACCTCAGTATCAAACGGAGTAATACCATCGTTTACATCAAAGATGACATCTGCTTCTTCTTTTGTATCGACAGGAATACCTCTCGCCTTAATATGCAAGCTGATCAAATCGTAAAGATTTGGTTTCCGGATATTAACTACGCCATAGCAGGTGGCAGCTACACCGCTTAAGTTACTTTCCAGATTGTTTCCAAAGTGATTATATCTGACGCTATCTAAGGTCTGATTCATATCGCACCAAATAATCTCTCTGTTTACACAGTCAAAGATTACAGGAATGGCAATCGTACTGTTTGCGGTAAGGTCCATTTTCTGTTCTATGGTCTTAGGCTCATAAATCTCTCCACTGCCAGCAGACTCTCTTCCCATCCAGCCAAACATGGCATGCGGTAAATCCTTGAAAGTCTGATTTGTAAAGCTATATACCTGATATACGACATATCTTGCCCCATATTTTACTACGGAGTCAATATCTACATCCAGGAATTCGCTTACACCATCCCCATTTACGGGACCACCATTTGTAATATCTCCGGAATGACAAGCCTGATATTCCATACTTCTTAAATTGGTATAGGAAATGTGCTCCATATAATTCCAATTTTCATCAAAAATGGCAGCAGATAAGTCAATATCTACACGATAATCATCCCAATCATTGCTTTTGTCGATTGTGTTCGTCCACCAAATGAATGCACGCAGCGTCTTAATATCCTCCGCAATGTGCAGTCTGGATCCACGGACAATAGTTTTTAAAGACTTACTTGCACTTCTCTGAGAAAAAGGTACAAGATAATTCTTAAATTCGGGAGAAAGATAGACTTTGCCCATAAAATCTTTCTTACGATAAGCCTCAATCAGAGCATTTTCGCAAATAGATACAATCGCATTACAATAAGACTCTTCGATTTCCGGAAGAGTATTCTTAATGGAATGACATCTGGACAGATTTCCCTTGGGGAAAAAGACTCTGTTCTCATTCTCCTCGTTTCTATGTGCAAAATGTTCCTTTACCTGCAAAAGTACAGGGGTGGAGACATCACCTGCAATATCCTTAAAGGTATTTACTACCATATTCGGAGTTTTTGCAGTTCTTAACAGGTAATCTAACTTTCTAGCCAGTTCACCCGGTCTTTTCTTTAATAAAGCAAGTGCAGCTTCATAGTTCTCTGCATCCATAGCTTTGTTTACTTGACCACCAAAAGTTTCAATCTTTTCGCCAGTACGCAATTTCTCGAACGCTTTAGTAGTTTTCGGGAATTGTTCCTTGCTATATTCAGCAGGATGCAGTCTTTCTCCTACTCTCAGCCAACGATTCTTATACCGCAGCATATCTTCTTCCAGATTGCCGCAGTTCTCCAGCAGTTCCATAAAAATACGTCTCTCTTTACGCTTAAAACTACGGAATTTACAGTTGGTTGACAGACTTACATCCCCATCAGACATAGCAGTAACCAGACGCAACACATCGGTAGATGTCTTAAAATACTTCTGGATATCCCGTGCAACAGGAATTGCAGCGTTCTCTAAATAAACCTTGCAGATAACTGCAACGTTTTCCTTTAAGGGAATCTCATCCGGCATAGTAACATTCCCATATTCCATGATCTGTTTCAGATCTGCTTTATCACTATCAGAGATAGAGGTCTTGGAGGCACATAACAGGGTAAAGATATCCTGTAATTCATCCTCTGCTGCCAAATGCAATACCTTTACTTTTCCATCCTCAAATAAAGGAAGTCTCTCGCTTTTCTTTTCTGCTGGATATAAAGTACCTCCGGAAATATAATGAATGATTGCATTCAAATAAAGTTCCGCTTCCTCTTTCTCCATAACAGACTGCGGGAAGTTAGGATACATCGGATGATACTTTACATCAGCTCCCACCATATTTTTGAGCATAGGAACTAATTCCAGATAAAAGTCTTCCAGACTCTTTTTTGGTAATGTTTTCAGCACATCAATTACATCTGCGGAAAAAGTATATCCGAGATTTTCGATGTTCTTTAACATGGTGGAAATAAAGGGAATATTGGGCTGAGTTGCCTCACCATTAGAAATGGTCAGTTTATTTCTTCTGCGTAATACAATTTCATTTAACATATCATAATCTCCTTAATGTGATTGATATTAGTGAACCAAAACAATTTATGCTTTTAAAAATGGAAGGAACTAATATCATAGCCTTAAGTTACTTATGAACACAAAAGGAAAGAAAAGAATCTGTCATCCATTTTATTTATTATTTGCATTTAGAAGGAAGATCCTTTATAGCCTTTTTTGTTACATATCCTTATGTCAAAAAAAACCGTAAAAATATCAAAAAATTGAAAAATATTTTTATTTTTTTAAAAAATGTTTTGTGTCTTTATATTTTTTACTTTGATTTGTCCATTATCGTTATTATTCCATTTACATGGATTATAGATATCTGTAATTTTATTTTTTATAGTACTTAGTAAAATAAGAATAGGAATACTTAGATAACTGACTACGCAAACAAGCTCAAACATTACTTTCTCCTATATTTCGTTTTCATGGTCAAATTGTTTTTGTCGAATCTGTAATGCAAATTCAGCACTATGCAAAACACTATCTAGTCGATCTTTATAATAAATCGTATTTTTGCTGTCACTTTTATTCAAAAGGTTTGCATCCAAAAAGTCTTTTAATTTCTTTAGGTCTTCCGGAAATTCCGTCATTTCCTGATTTTCCTGTAAATATCTTATCACAGCATTTTGTAATTCGATATGTCGATATGCTGTGACTCTATCTAACTCAAAATCCTGATAAATATCATCAATCACTTTTTGTAAATATTTTGGCATAATTATTCTCCTTATTTGTTTTCGATTCGATATACCCTATCAAATCTTTGATCCTGATCCACAAAATACAAATACTCTATTTGTGTGGGATATATTAAATATCCATCTTCCATATTCAGATGTTCCATAAATGCAGGAATAAATAAATATGATTGCATACGTCCAAA